TTATCCAATCTTTGAAGTAGATGATTCTGCAGCATCGCTTTTATATCGTTCTGCAGCTTCTTGAATTCTTCCGTAAAACTTATATTTCTCTTTATCTGGCAATAGTTTCAGATTGTCTAATAACTCTTTTTCTTCATCGGAAGGCGTCGTTTGTTTCACACCCGTGAGAATATAATAAATATCAGCGTGATATATTTCTTGTAATTTCAATAGAAAATTGCAGCTAATTTCTCGTTTATCATTCTCATAGTTAGATAATGCTCCAGTAGAAATCCCTGTTTCTTCACTTATTTCCGTTGTTTTTAGCTTATTTTCCTTTCTCCAGTCTCGTAACCTTGACCCAATAGTCATGTTCTCCCTCACTTTCTTACATACGTGAGAATTATTATTGACTTATTTCACGTATGTGATATAATTACTGTAGAAGTTGTGATACTTTTACACCTTCTTAAATTTTAATTATAACATGTTTACTAAGGGTTTAACAATCCTGGAAAATCCGCTGTTATACGGGTTTCCCGGGCAAATGAAAGGATGGTAAAGATGACAGTGAATCAGATCAGAGATTACACCGCATTAGTGAAACGGTACATGAATATTAAATCAGAACTGATTGAACGCGGGACGCCTGCGCTTCGTTCGGAATTAAAAGAAGTTTACGAGGAATGCATGAATATGCGTTCCATGATGGGGCTTGATACTCCCTAAGGGGTTATCATATTTCTTTCTTTTTGCATGGGCCCCCGTTAGGGGCCCGAAATAAAAACCGAGAGGATATAACACAGATGGAATTATGGTGCAGTGAATACGCGCGAATGATCAGGCGGTATTTTGAAATAGCAACAATGCCGGCATCAGAGATGACGCCGGAACTTGAAGCCGAATGCAAAGAACTTTACACGAAAACTAATGAGGGTATCAAGGCTTATGGTCTGAAGCCGCTGCCGTCTTATCCTCATTTGAAATTTACACTTGATAATGCATAAGTCTTTAAGGAATTTTTACATAACATATCCCAGAGCCTATAGAAAGGCCAACAACCTTGGGTTTTGTCAAGGGACAAGGCGCCGTAGCGCCGGTACGCCGCAGGGCAGCCCTTGACAAAATCAATCCATTAGACTGTCTCGGGTTTCTGCCGCATGGATTGCGGCAGGAACTGCCTGACGGCGAGTCAATTAGTTTACGGTGTGGCTGTCGGCTGCCCGCTTTTTAAAGGGGGCAAGAGACTTATAACCGCAGCCAGTCGCTACAGATGAAGGAGAAAGATTATGAATAGTTTTATGAGAATTTTACTGATGTACGCAAATGAATATGATATCAAGGATGAATCCGGTCGTTCCGTGCGTGGCTGCACCATCAATTATTATTTCTTTGGTGATGATGGCAGTGCTTTACAGACGCAAGCGCAGAAAGTTGGTTCTGTTGGCTACCAGCGTGCGAAATGCTCCCTGGATTATGGCGCTCGTGATCATATCTTGCGAGTACCGGCCATTTATGACGCATCTTTTGAAATGTCTGTCGGTTCAGATGGTAAACCGATTTTAAAGGCCGTTGATCTGAATTATGTACAGGATGTTAATTTTGTACCGGTGCCGGTAAAGGCTTAATGTATGGCAGCGATAGACGAGACGGCAGCTGTTCAGGATGAACCTGTTGAATTTTTAACTGCTGAAGATCTGCAAGGCATTACCGGGCAGCTTGATCAGCTTCTCACTGGTCAGGCATCATTAGAATCAAAGTTTGACCTTTATACAGGTGATGTTTCAGATAAATTGACGAACCTTGACAACAACATAAAGGAAATTCGGGATTATCTACTAGAGACTGAGCAGCAGGAAGGCGCTGCACCAGTTGCAGAATCAGAAAGTATAGATTATACAGCAGCTATTGATCAGGTTAATAATCATCTTCTGCAAGTCAATGAAAATCTTCAACAGGTAAGTCAGCAGTTGGATGATCTGACTGTTTATCATTACAACATGCAAAACATAGCAATTCCTTTGTTATGTGCTGTATCTATCGCTGCTGGTCTTTTGGTAGCGTTGATATTTACACATTACCTTAAACATTAAGGGGGATTATATGAATGTTCTTTTACTCGCTGCGGAAACGCTTACAGAAACTGACATGGAAACTGTATTGGAAACTATGGCGCAAATTGCAAGGCCGCAAGCGTTTGCCTTAAAAGATATGATATCAATTGTATTATCGTTTATACCCGGTGGTTTCTTGCTTGGCATGATCATCGTCATTGTTGGGCTTGGGATAACCGGTGTCATAAAAATATTTAATCAGGCGTAAGCCGGAAAGGGGATTTTATGGAAGATTTAGTAACAGCTTTGACAACACAGTTTACATCAATGGGATCATCTATTACAGACATCCTTACAAAGACATTACCTATCGCCCTTCCTGTGATCGGTGGTGTGTTCGTTATCAAAAAAGGCATTAAGATTTTTAAATCTATTACAAATCAGGCTTAATTTGTATGTGCTGTTAGAAACGACCCGGGGAGATAAATTTTTATCTCCCCATTTTTTATTTGGGGGTGACTTATGAAAAAAATTTGGAGAATCCGCAACCAATTAATAGCTTGTTGTCTCGTTGTGGTTCTCGTTTTATCTATGATTTTTGTTCCAACTAAAAAGGCCTATGCTATCGCCGGAGTAGATGACGCTGCTTTTATCCTGGCAATGCTGGCAGCTGCCGGTGCTGGGTTTGTCGGATATAGTGCATATAACAGTGGTAATAGTAATCTTGCTGAGGACTTGTGGGGAGAACTGGAAGGTCTTGAAGATGATATCAGTGATGCATTTGACAAGGCTGTTTTTAAGGTATTAGAAGGCGGCGGAGGTGGTGGAAATAATCCAGATGACTTTGACCCGGATAATGATGATCCAGAGAAAAAGCCAACGACTTGGGAGAAGCTTAAACAATGGTGGAAGAAACATCCTAATGCATCATTGAATTTGGCTGGTAATGGTTGTGTTATATCTTCTGTGTTACCAGAGTTTTTTACAAGACTTTCAAAAAAGAAATTAGAATCAACAGCTTCTACAGATGACTTATCAAAAGTGAATTTTTCAAATGCACAATTTAAGATGATTATGAAATATATAGATGAATATCCTTTTTATTTTCTTACATACGATGTAAAATCTTCTAATTTTTATTCTATTTACATGTGTTCTTCCTATATTTATCTTTGGGGGAATGTAAGATCTAGCACGTATGAGGGTGGCCCTGGTATTTCTTTTTCTTCTAGTGTTACTGTGAGTAAATTTAGGTCTTTATATTCTGGTTTTTCTTACTATCCTTGTAGTTTTATAACTAATGTGCCTCTTTATTCTTCTGAAGCTGAAGCTAAAGCTAATTTTGCTAATGATATGGCTGATTATCTTAAATCTTTGAATCCAAAGTCTGTATTGAATACAACTGCAAAGAATGATGCACTCGATAATGAAAAGTATGAAGATCCTGTCTATGACAATGTTGTTCTTCCGACCCAGGAACAAATGACAAATTATGCGAATCAGTTGCAAGCTATTGCTCAAAGTGATGCAGAGCCAGCAGTTAAAAAGGAACAACTGCAGAAAGCCATGAATACTTTTGTGGAATCTATTACAAATGTTAAAGAAATGCCTAATCCTGAGCCATCGCCTGACCCTGATCCTTCACCGGATCCATCGCCCAACCCTGACCCTTCACCGGATCCAGCCCCTAATCCGGAGCCTGATCCGGATGCTCCGGCAACTGATGAAGAAGCTGCACAGTATACCGCTGATCTGACGACTGTTTTTCCGTTCTGCATCCCTTTTGATTTGATCAGAGCTTTTAAGGTGCTGTCTGTGGAGGGTGAAGCGCCTGTTTATGAGATGCCTTTACAAATTGACTATAAATCAATTCATGTAGATGAACACTGGTCAATTGATATGTCCGACTTTTCATCTGTCATACAAATTTTGCGAGTCATGGAAACACTTGGTTTTATTGTAGGACTCATATTAGTTACTAGGAAGTTAATTAGGGGGTAAATCATGGAGTTAGTTACGAAATTTTTAAGCTTTGTTATATCTAAGCTTCCTCAATCGCCTTTTGTGTCATTTATTGATGCCCTGGCTGATATTCCCTTTTTAAGCCATTTGAATTATTTTATACCAATCTCAACTTTTATTGGAATAGGTGAAGCCTGGCTTGTTGCGGTTGGTGTGTTTTATCTTTATTCAATAATAATGCGTTGGATCCGTATCATATCATAGAAAGGAGCTGTTTTTATGATTCTCTTCTATTCCGGAACGCCTGGATCCGGCAAATCATTGCATACGGCCGAAGTGCTTTACTGGTGGATCAAAGCCGGTAAGCCTGCGATTGGTAACATTAACATCAATCTTGATATGATTCCAACAAAAAAAGAGAAACGTTACACATATCAAAGGAATGATCAACTAACGCCTGATTTTTTGATCAGTTATGCAAAAGACTTTGCAAAAGGTCGAAGCGTAAAAGAGGATTCGCTTTTATTGGTTATAGACGAGTGTCAGTTGATGTTTAATGCCAGGGACTGGAACGCTAAAGGCCGCGCAGACTGGCTTGAATTTTTTACGCTGCATCGTCATTTAGGCTATCGGATTATATTAATCGCTCAGTTTGATAGGATGATAGACCGTCAGGTTCGGTCATTGATCGAATATGAATATATTCATCGTAAGGTGTCCAATTTTGGTATATATGGCAAGATTATATCAATGTTTTCTCTCGGTAATCTCTTTGTGTCAGTGAAAATCTGGTATCCAATGAAGGAAAAGGTTGGGTCTGAGTTCTTCCGAGCGAAGCGCGTTTATTATCGTCTGTATGATACGTATGCATTATTTGGAGACGATGCGCGCACGGCTGAGGATGGGGGCGAGGGGGCCCCCGCCGATGACGTGGGGGCATCGCCCCAGGGATAA